AATATGATCAAGGAGGATTAACACCATATGGATCATTTGGAGATATGATAAATCAAGTTACTAGCAATCCAAAGAATTATTTACACAATAAGAATATAGAAGTTTATAATCCTGCTACAGGAGGGTCAAGAGAGACCGCTAAGTCCCTTGATCAATATTATAATCCTACAATGCAAGATCAATATACTCCAACTCCAATGGCAAACAAAGGCATGAAAATGAAAAAAAGATACACTAACGGGGGTAGATTCTAATGGATGAAATAGGACTAAACGAACTATTACAATTAATTATAAAGGAGAAGGGCGGTACACCTCAGCAGTATAACAAGCTGATGGATTATATTGCTTATCACGAAACAGGTCCTAGTCAAAGAATGAGTACTTCAGCTAAACAAGAGGGTGGAGGGCCAGGAAGAGGTTTGTTTCAGTTTGAGACAGGAGATAAAAAAGGTGGTAATATTGCAGTTAATCGTACATATAACTATTTAACAAGAAACAATCTTTCAGTTCCTAAATGGCTAAACAAAATATGGGAAGGAAAAAAGAGTACAGACGTAAGTACTTTAAATGCTGATCAACAAAAGATGTTATTCTTAGGCTATCATAGAGAGCACCCTACATCTAACTTTAATAATATTTGGTCTGGTAAACAAACTGTAGATAATTTTTGGCTAAACAATCATTGGGCTGGAGACGCAAGTGAATCAGCAACTAAATTAGATTTATTTAAAAAGAGTATGTTAGCTAAGGACTCCACTGATGCATTAAAGATTAGAAAAGCTGAGTTATTTGGTAAAGATGACAAAGTCCCTTTTCAATCAGCTCAAAATGATCCTTTTAAATTACCTAGCGAATCTGATATATTAAAAAGTATATTTGGACAACAAACATCATCATTAATAAAACAATGAGAGAATTAAACAGAGAAGATGGCAAGGTGTATACAATAGATGATTTCTATTTTCTAGAAAAGCATTATATGGATTTAGGCGACTTAATAAAAGACGAGAAATGGATTGTTAGAAGATCTAAAGAAAATGGGTTTAGAGTTGTAAAATCTAACTGGTATATGCAAGATAATCCAGACTTTACAATTGAGAGTGTTATTTATGGTAAAACTCCCAACCATACTAGTCCTATACGATATATGTTTAAATTACAATTAGAATATACTAAATAATGTATTTATTAAAACTCAACAGGAAAGGCGATATTTATAAGGATGATGACGGATGTACTGGCGTACCAGAATTTCTTACACTCATTAAGAAAGAAAAATTCGGGCCTACGGCCCTCAAATGGGTTGCCCTAGTCTGCGACTATGAAAGCCCATATAGACATTACAGTGAAAATGAGAGAGTTAAGGCTGTTTCTAAAGACTTATATGATACTTATACTTGGAAAGGAGCTAAAGACGCGTCTATAAAAGCAGCTTGTAAGAAATATACAGAACTACAATTTGATCCTTTAGATGAACAGCTTATAGCATTTAACAATAAAATTAATCAGTTTACAGCTCTTATTGACGGAATGCATTTAGATGAAGAGAATGCTGAGTTATTACAAAAGCTAATGATAGGGGTTGAAAAGATACTTAAGACTAGACAGTCTTTATTAGATGCTATAGACAGAAGAGGGGAAAGACAAAAGATAGCTGGAGATAAAGGATTGTCATTTTTAGAAAGAAGAAAAGAAATAAAAGAACTGTAATGGCTAGAAGCAAAAGAGAAACAAAACATGATGTCAAATATCTTTACGCAAGATATATTAAGTTTTATAATAAAGCAGATATGGATAAGGCTGCTGAGTATCACGACTTAGCTATGAAGCTACATGGTGTAGATTTAGCGCAAAGATATCACATGAAGATAGAAAAGAGGGATCAGTCTAAAGGAACTTTTGGATTAGGTAAGACTAAACGATTAAGATATGGGTAAGATAAAGTTTGATCCACAAAGATATCGTCCTATACCAAATAGTGGTCATCCTGATTTAAATCCTGACTCAGTGGCATATCAAGAGTATTGGGCTCAAGAAACTGATAGATGTTTACATGGGTATAAACCTAAAGGCATGAAAGCAATATCTGGTAAGTATTATTTCTATCTAAATTACTATATGATACTAGGTAATGACGGAACATCAGGTAATCGTAAGAATTTAATACATCCTTGGTACAGAACTATGGATCATGAGTATTTTGATACAATAGAATTATGTAAAGAAGAAGGTAAAGGAATGATTGTTATTAAAGCCAGAGATAAGGGGTTTTCTTATATGAACTCTGGTGCTGTTGCTCATGAATATACATTCTATCCTTTTAATGATGTAGGTGTGGCTGCTGGACTGCAAGTTACAGCTGACGCATTCTTTGATAAAACTAGAAAAGGTCTTAATGGTATACACCCTAACTTTAAACACTCTGTACTTAAAGACACTGATGGTATAATGAGGTCTGGATACAAACAAAAAAATAAAGATGGTAAGTGGGAGATAGGTGGTTATCAGTCTAATATCATATGTAGAACAATGGATAATCCAGAGGTATTCAAAGGAGAAAGGGTTTCCTTAATGATATTTGAAGAAGCAGGGGAATTTAAAAAACTTAAGAACGCCTACATGTCATCTAAAGCATGTTTCATGGATGGGGATATTCAGTTTGGAGTACCTATTGTTGGAGGAACTGGGGGTGATATATCTAAAGCATCCAAAGATTTTATGGATATGTATTATAGTCATGATGCTTATAATCTAATCCCTATGTTTATTCCTGCATCAAAAGCATACTACGGATTCTTTGATATAGATTCAGGTGTAGAGGATGAAAAGGGTGCGAGAGAAAAGCTTATAGCAGATAGAGAAGATATACAGAAGTCTGGAGATAATGAGGCATATAACTTACACATACAAAATTATCCTTTAACTGTAGAAGAGGCGTTTCTAAACACTCATTCTTCAAGGTTTGATATTGCACTATTAAACGCACAAAGATCCAGAATATTGTCAAGTAAAGACAATAGAAGTCAAATACAGCAAGGCTTTTTAGATTGGCAATTAGGAGAGGGTGAACCTAAAGTAACTTGGAGGCCACACCCTACTGGTCCATACAAAATATTAGCACATCCAGAGAAAGAATATAAGAATTTAGACATAGGTGGTATTGATAGTTATGATCAAGATCAAGCTGGAGCGTCAGATTCTTTGGGTAGTGCGATAATTTATCGTAGATTTGCAAATACTGATATGCCAAGCGATTACGTGGTTGCTGAGTATACAGATAGACCTAAAAAGAAAGAGGATTTTTGGGACGGCTGCCTAAAACTTGCCGTGTATTATAACTCTAAAATGTTGGTAGAGTATACAAAGATAGGTATATTAGATTACTTTAAGCGTATGAATGCGCTAAAGTATTTAAAAGAAAAGCCAGAGTCAGCACACAACCCTGGTACAAAAACTAGAAATAGGTATGGTGTGCATATGAATAAGCAGGTTAAGGCTCTTATGGAAGATTTGATAGATGATTATTTAAGAGAGAGCGCTCAAGACATATGGTTTATTGATTTGATAGATGAACTTGCTAATTATGGATTACAAAATACGGATAGGGCTATGGCTTTTGGTTTGTGTTTAATTCATAATATAGATAACTATAGAATGAAGGCGTCTATACAGGAAAAGGTAAAAGATATAGGGTTTAAATATTATAAAATGGGATATAATGGAATCCCTACAGAAATAAAATAAAATTATGGATCAGAAATACACATCAATGCCATCAATGGTTATTGCAGACAAAGAAAAAAATGACGAATGGTGCGAGCAAGTTTTAAATGCAATTACAAGCTACATGGCTTCAGAAGGTGGTGATTACTCTACTTCAAGAAATAGAGATATTAGAAATTATCAGATCTATAATGGAGAATTAAATCAAGGCGACTATAAATATATAACTGAGCAATACGGATTAACATATCCAGCTAGATTGGTTAATTATCCTATAACACCTAAGATTGATCTTTTAATTGGTGAAGAGATAAGAAGACCTATTGACATGAAGGTTACTACAGTTAATAAGGCTGCTGTAATTAGAAAGCAAGATCATAAAGTAGCTTTAATGATGAGAGAACTTTTAGATGAATTTCATCAAGAGATGAGGGAGACTATGAATGTTGACGTTAAAGAAGAGGGGCAAGGTATACCTGTACCAGAAGATATAGAAGCTTATATGAAATACAACTATCGTGAGATGATAGAAGAAACTGCTCAAGACGGATTAGAATATGTAACTAATAGATATAACTTAAAAGATGTGTTTAAGGAGGGTTTTAGAGATTTACTAGTTACATCAAAAGAGTTTTATAAGGTAAGTATCCAAAACGGAGATCCATACGTAAGGAGAGTTGATCCTAGAAATATAATATTTGATACTTCTGCACATTCAGACTACTTAGATGACTGTAGCTGGGTAGGAGAAGAGAGATGGATATCTGTTAATGAAATAAATGATGAGTATAAAGATAGTTTAACTACTAAAGACTTAGAGGAGTTAGATAAAATGAGAAATCTTTATGCTGGTGGAGATATAAATGATTACAACTCTAGCTTAGAATGGATTGACGCTGGACATGGAAGGGAAACTAGAATTAGAGTAGTAACTTGCGAGTGGAAGTCTCTTAGAGCAATCAAATTTAAATTATCTGACAACAAATATGATCCTAACAGGCCGTTTAGAAAAATGGTAAAAGATACTTACAGAAAAAGAAAAGGCGATAGGATAGAGACTAAATGGGTGGATGATATTTGGGAAGCTACAAAAATTGGCGGTAAAATTTTAGTAAACGCAAGAAGAAGAGACAATCAAGTAAGAAGTATAGATAATCCAGGCAAAACTCCATTGTCTTATGTTGGATGTGTAAAAGGCAATACTTCTGGGTCACCTGCTTCTATTGTAGATTTGTTAGACAATGTACAAATGCTTTATAATATTGTTGTTTACCAAATAGAATTAGCTATGGCTCGTTCTGGTGGTAAAGCTGTGGTATATGATGTATCGCAATTACCTACTAATGTTGGTATGGATATACAGCAAGTATTGTACCACTTAAAAACAGATGGTATTATACCTATTAACTCAAAAGATGAGGGTAATCAAATGAGTAGCTTTAATCAGTTCCAACAAATTGACTTTACTTTATCGCAATCTGTACAACAGTTAATTAACCTTAAAGTAATGCTAGAAGATATGGCAGGTCAAATATCAGGAGTTACTAGACAAAGAGAAGGGGCTGTAGAAAAGTATGAGTATGTAGGTAACGTACAAAGAAGTGTTGTTCAATCATCAACAATAACAGAAAGCTGGTTCTATTCACACGCAGAAGTAAAGCAAAGAGTTTTAGAAAGACTTTGTAATCTAATGAAGGTTGCTTGGGCAGGAGGCAAAAAAGCTGGAATGATATTAGGAGACGGTGCTTACAAATTTTTAAATGTTATGCCAGACGTAGCACTACAAGACTTTGGTGTATATGTGGGTGATAGTGGTAAAGATGATGCAATGAAGCAAGTTGTACAGCAATTAGCTCAAGCCGCTTTACAGGCAGGATCTGTTGACTTATTAGGTGTTATAAAAGTTCTTAGGTCTGATACAATGACTGAAGCTGAGAAAGTGTTAGAACAAGCTATGAGTGAAATGCAAAAACAACAAGAGGTTGCTATGCAACAACAACAACAAGCTCAACAAGCTGCTGCTGAAGCTGAACAAGCGAAATTCCAAGCTGAAGCTCAACTTAAACAAATGGATAATGAGGCTAAAATACAAGTTGCTAAAATTGGATCTGACTCTAGACTACAAGTTGCTAAAATACAAGCTGAAGTTGATAGAGATTTGCATGACACTAAAGAAAGAAATGAAATGGACAAGAAGGCGGCCGACTACTATATTGATAGAAAAAATAGAGAGAGCGAGGCTAATTTGCAAAAAGAAGAAAAAGCAAAAAGCACTGGAACATCTACAACATCAAGCGATTTAAAAAGAGCATCTGAGAGGTTATAATAAATTATTTGTATATTTGCAAACTTAGGGAGTATTAATTTAAATTAAATAAAATGGCAAAAGAAGAGTCAAAATTAGTAGATGAAGTAGCTGAAACAGCAGAAGTTACTACAGAAGAAACAGGGATTAAGGATGAGTTTAATCCTCTAGCGTTTACAGAAGATAATTATGGAGAGCTAGGAACAGAAGACACAAAAGAAGATGTCAAGTCTGAAAAAGAAGAAGAGGAAGAGCAGGCAGATGGATGGGGATGGGATAAAGCAAAGGAAGAAGAAGAGGTTGTAGAGGAAGAAGAAGAAGACGATGATTGGGATTCAGAAGAGACAGAAGAAACTGAAGAGTCTAATGAAGATGGTTTAAGCTGGTCACAAGTTGGTAAAGAGATAGGGTTGAACGTTAATTCTAAAGAAGAGTTTTTAAAAACACTTAACGACTATGCTGAGCAATTAAAAGGACAAAATGCACAACCAGCTCCTAATAGTCAGATAACTGAGTTAAGAGGATATCTAGCTTTAAGTGATAGAGATTTAGTTGCTGAGGAATTAAAAGCTGACGGAATAGAGGCTGCTGACATAGAAGACTCTTTGGATAAACTAGAGGATTCTGGAATGATGAAGATGAAAGCTAAAAGCGTTAGAAGAGTAATAGGTAATGCTATTGATCAACAAACTGCACAAGCTAAACAATCACAAGCGCAAGCAGCAAAGAAACAACAGGAAGACATAAAGAATGCTAAGAGTGGCTTGAAAAAGCAAATCAAAGGCATGGGAGAGTTTATGGGAGGAAAAGTAACAAAGAAACAGAAAGAAGAAGTATATCGTTATGCTACTACTGATATGATGAAAGACATATATGAGGATCACGCCAATGTTGCTGATGTCGCTATGTTTATGTTGTATCGTAAGCAAATAGAGAAAATTCTTCGTTCTCAAGGATTGGAAGACGGCAAAGCCACTATCATGGATAGTATAGTTTCACCAAACCTTAACAATGGAAAAAGCAAATCTAACTTTAAAGTAAAGTCAGGTACGTTTGATCCTAAAGCGTTCATGGGCGAGTAAGCTTAAAAAGTAAGACAAAGTCTGCTCATAGTTGAAAGTTAATTGGACAATTAGTAAAATGTTTAATTAATAAAAATTTAAAAAAATGGCTGTAACTTCAACGGGTACATACGGGAAAGGAACAACTGCTGCGAATGCACTTAACGCAAATTTGTTACAACATCCTGAAATAGCTAGAACTTTAATATCTCTTTACCCGAGATATTCAATGACATATCTTTTAGAAAGAACTAGAAGAATGGCAAGTGAAAAAGTTTTAGGAGATAATTCTTACGAATGGAAAGTAATGAACCGTCTAAATAGAAAAACAATGATTCAAACTCACGGTACTGATGCAACAAACGGTGCTGGTGGTGCTGCTGCTGCTGGGTCTAAAATTACTGGAACTAAATTTGAAGCTTCTTCAGGTGGAGGTGCTGAAGATCAATTTAATTTATTTGATGTAGTTAGATACCCATCTGGTGGTACTGCACTTGTAGTGGCTGGGCCTTCTACAAACGCTTATACTTTAGAGGCAATTACTGCAATTACTGCTGCTGATAACTCTGTAGGAAGTGTTATAGGTAGAATTGGTTCTGCATTTCCTGCTGGGTCTGCTGGATCTGATGTAGGTGAAAACTTTGCTTACCCAGATACTTACAAAAACTGGATGACTATCAATAGAAAGAAATGTACAATCACTGGTAAAGACGCTACTGATGTTTCTTGGATTGAGAATAATGGTCAATCACTTTGGTACTTTACTAAAGAGCAACAAATGATGGATCAGTTTATGTATGAGCAAGAATTACAAAGATGGTATGGACAAACGTCTGTAGCAACTGCTGCAACTAACTACTCTGCAACTAACACTGATATTATTAGTGAAATTGCTGTTGGTAGTGCTGGAGCTGGTTCTTATGGAGACGGATCTTTAAGAGCTGCTTCTGCAGTTGGTGATGGTAGCTTTACTATTGGTGATGGTGTGTTAGCTCAAATTAGCGCATCTAATCAAGCTTCTTATTCTGCTGGAACATTAACTGAAGATATTATTACTGAGTTTATTGGTAAGATCTCTTTAAATGCTCAAGGTGCTGAAGGTAATGAGTGGGTTGTATTTACTGGAACTGAAGGACGTATTGCTTTCCATAGAGCTATGAAAGATCTTATTGTTGCTCCTGCTGGTGCAATGACAGGTGGATCTATGACTGATGTAAAAGCTGGTTCTGATATTTCTTTAGGTGGAAACTTTACTTCTTACTACGCGTTAGGTAATAAAATTACTATTGCTTACTGCCCAGTATTTGATGATCCACACATGCATGGTGCTTCAGGCGGAACTAACTCATTTGGCGATACTAGATTAAAAGAATCTATGAAGATGGTATTCATGGACTTTGGTTCAACTTCTGGTGTTTCTAACGTAGAGTTAATCACTAAAGGTGCTAACGGAATTAATCGTTCATTAGTTAAGAAATATGTTGGTGGTATGGTAAATCCTTACGATACTAAATCAATGATGGCTGCTAATGGAGATGATAGATTCCAATGTCATGTATTATCTGAGTCAGGTATTATTGTAAGAAATCCACTTTCTTGCGGTATCTTATCTGCTTCGTAAATTAAGTTAATAATTTGATAGAGGGGGGCTTCGGCCTCCCAATATCGCCTAAAAAAAATATAAAAAATGGCAAATTATTTAGATATTTCAGGAAAATCCTCAGAAGCTGGACAAGGAAGATTGCCTAAGCTAAGAGGTCAAATTGCTCCAACGAGCACAATAACATCAAGCACAACACTATATGATTACAATAGTGATACTACTTATTTTTTAGATGGTAGTGGTGTAGAAGATGCAATTCTTAACGTTACCTTACCTACTGCAAAAGCAGGTGTTGTTTTTAAGTTTATTTTAAAAGCAATTGGCGATGAAGCAGCTGAAGATATTACTATCACTCAAGCTGCAAGTGATGAGGATTTTGTTGGTACAATTGTAACTGGAGCTGGAGGTAGCGATACTGCTGTATCTGGTGATACAAAAATTGTTTTTGATCAATCTGGTGGTGCTGTTGCAGGAGACCAAGTGTCTTTAGAGTGCGATGGTACAAACTGGTACGTTAAAGGAACTTGCGATGCTGCAGGTGGTGTAGTTTTTGGATAATAATTAATGGAAGACGGAGGGGCTTAGTCCCCTCCAAATTCCTTATATTTGCAATATGAAAACAAGATTAGTAGTAAGAGACGGTAAAGTAGTAGAGTTAAAAGAAGATGAAGGACTAAGAAGTACAAAAGAACAAAATGCGTTTAGTATTGGTAAGGCTAGTGGATTAACATGGGGAAAGAGAGGTTATCAAGAGACTAGAATATCAACAAACGAACAAGGGCAAAGAAGAATATTTAAAGAGACTGCAAAAAAGTCTAAATATTATATAAACAAAAAATAACAGGGAGTATTAACTAAAACAAAAAAAGATGGCACATTTAATTTATGTAAAAGCAAGAGATGACAAAAGATTTTCTTACGTTAAGTTTGGAACTTACACACAAAGAAACGGTAAAAAATCAGTATTATTAAATCCAGACGATATAGTTGTGGATGGTTGGGAAATGACAAGCGCATTAACAACACTAAATATTGATGATGAGTATGATAAAAGAATTTATGATTTTTTATTAGAACATCCTTTTATTCTACAAAACAAGCATTACGAATTAATAGACACTAAAGCTAATGTTAAAAAGCAGGCTGATAGTATATTAAAATCAGCAGAAGCAGTACAAGTGGCTACAGGAATTAAAGATAATGAATTATCTGACCTAACAAAACTATTTGGTATTGGTGATGGCTTTGATAATGATATTGTAAGAGCAAAACTTATTCAAATGGCAGGACAAGCTCCTGATAGATTTTTAGAAATATATAAAGACGCAGACAAGTCTTACCGTGTATTTTTAAAGAAAGCATTAGAGAAAAAAGTAATACAGAAAGTAAATGATGTTTGGAAACATAATAACTATACTTTAGGTATTTCTGATGAGCATGCAATAGCTTGGTTAAAAGAAAATTCAGACGTTTATGCTATAATGAAAAATCAAGTAAGAGGTAATTTTGCTAAGAAAGAAGTTGAGATGGAAGTATCAACTGAAGATATGACGTCTAGTGAAGGAGTTTCTGCATTAGAGAAAGCTGTAGATGCACAGAAAGGATGGTTTAAAAAAGGTCAGAAATAATACTAATAAATGAATTTAGCTGAAGCTCACGAATATATAGATATACTTTTAGATAAGGCAGATCAGCCATACTTTATAGAAGAAGAAAAGAATAAATTTCTAAATCTAGCTATATCTGACTTTATTAATATGCATTACCAAAAAATGGAAGCTGATGAAGATTCTAGAAGGGCATTAGCTGGATGTATTGATTGGCAATCGTTTTCCCTTACTAAAGCAAAGATAATTGATGGTACTGCTATTTATGGTAATTCTTATCCAGCATTGTCACTTGTGTATCTTGACACTACAGCTACTAATACTAAAGGTTATTTTGCATATGGAAATCACTATGTATTACCAAAGCAACATTTATATGTATTATCTTTAGGGGTAAGTTATTATAACAAAGATGAGGTTATAAATCCTGGTGACGGGACAATTTATTCAGGCGTTACAGAAGATGATATAATTTTTAGCCCTACTATTTCTGTAAAAAACAAACCTACTAGAGAGTATTATGAACATAATGCTAGTGGAGATCCTTTTAATAAATCTGGTGAAGACGCTCCATATTGGACTTATATAGAAAATAGAGTTGTAATTGGTGGGGGTGGTAGTTCTATAAGATATATAAATATACAAGCAGTAACATTACCTACAGTAGAGCAAGCATTTTCTGCAAGTACATATGGTAGTTCAACAGCACCAGCCTCGTTAACATTTACAGAGCATTATCAAAAACAAATAATTCAAATGGCTGTAAAAAGAATGACACAAACTGATGTGGGACTAATGACTCCTCCATCAAATTAAAAGCATTTAAAGAGAGTTCTTTTGCTCCCTGCTGCAAGAATAGGTTGCGACTAGAAATAGTTAAGGCCTATTTTTGTTTTATACAGAAAATTTAACTAATTTTGTAAACACCTAAACTACGCCTAATGATTACATTAAACGAAATAGCTTATAATATTAAAAACCTTGCGTATGGAGGTTCTACTTCTACAGAAAATAGCATTAGTTTAAGGCAGATAAAGCATTGGATACATTATCATAGGGCTAAACTTATTGCTGATAACATTGATAAGGGTATTACAAATAATCAGGCGCTATATCAAAGCATGAAACTTACTGCTAGAAACTCAACATCTAGTACTATAAAAAACTTTTATGATGCATGGGATGCTAAAGATATAGATGCGTCTTTATCAGCTCCAACAGTAACTGGTGAATGGTTATCTAATTTACCTAAAAATAGTGCAGGCGATAGGTTAAATGGAGAGTGGCTTTTAAATTCGTCCTTAACACAAGGAGAAAATGGTTGGGTTGATGGGCAACAAAGAAGTTATTATGGAGAAGAAATATCTTCTTCTCAAGTTAGGGGTGATTTTAGAAATTTTGGATCACATAGTTTTTGGACACCAAGACCACTTCAATTAAAAAATGACGCAGGTATTATAGATGTGTCTGTTGAAAGATATGCTTATTTTCCTGATGACCCTGGAACGCCTGATAATGAGCAAGCAGGCTCTTATCTTAAAAAATCAATAAGATTGTACAGGAAAGAATACGGTAATTTTGATCACTTTAATAAATTTACAGATAACAATACGCCATATTACACGCAAGAAACATTAGGAATAGATAGAGAAAATAATGGCAATGAAAATTATATAAGCCTAAGGCAACTTCAAGTATCACCTAACTATCACGCAGGATTAAGCACGCCAACTAATAAAAAAATATTTTGGAAATATAGAGGTAGTCTAACCATGATATTAGAAAACCCTACAGAAATTGATATGATGTATAGTTTTTGGTATGAAACTGAAAAAAAGTGGGATGACGCTACAACCCCTTACCCTATTCCTATGGAGTATGTTGGTGATTTAATACAAAGAGTTATACAAGTAGAAATGCAAACAGAATTAAAAACAACACCAGACATAGTAACAGATGGCTTGGATGATATTATAAAACAGAAAATAAGTGGGCCACAAGTACAAAGATAAATACACGCTCTCTAGAGGGCTGTTTAAGCATGTAAAGCTTATGCTTTATAAATCTATTGATTATAGTTTATATTACAATATAATAAAAAGATTTTTTGAGATATTAATTAGAGATATTGTAGTAAGAGATAGAATAGTTTCTTTGCCTAATAAAATGGGTTATGTTTATTTAGATGAAAAACCTCATAAAAGAGCATTTCATATAAGGGTGGATAATAAAGCTACTAAAGAAGCAGGAGAAACGATCTACAATAGAATACCTATCCTAGATGATTTTTATAAAAAATTAGTTTGGGTGAGGCCTACAAAATATAGAAACTGTAAAATACTACCTTTAGGGTGGTCAAAAAAAATAATAAATTATAAAGATTAATAATAATGGCAACAACTATAAACGTATCTACATTAACTGTCGCAATAACAGAAACATTAGCTCTTAGTACTGACGCTTCTGGTACAACTGATGATGTTACTTTTTCGCAAACTAATAATCATATAATAAATACATCAATATTAAATGCATCTAAAAGAATTGTAGAATTAGAAAGCACAGCCTTAACTACAGTAGTTACTTTTGACGCAAGTTTAAATGCAGGAGGTCAGTTTAAAAGAGGTGATGTTAAATATATTAGAATAACTAATTTAGATGACTCAGCAGTACTTAAAGTAGGTTTAATAGGAGATAGTAGCGGAGCCTTTCAGTCAGTAGCAGCAAATACATCTATTATGTTTACAGGAACAGAATTAGAAATTGGAGCTACATTTAGTTCTTTTGCTAATGCGGACTCAATTAAAGTAATTGGAGCAGCACAACAACAGCTAGAAGTTTTTGTGGCAACTACATAAATAATATAATATGCACATACATATAGATAGGGTTTTTACAACTGTAGCTAGAAATTTAGGATTAAAAGATTTTTCTAGATATACAAATAATTTTATAGAATGGGCTTATGAAGCTGAAAAACTTATAGGTAGTAGAGATACATTTGTACAAAAAGAAGCTACATATAGCGCTACAGGAGCTAAAGCTACAGGAACAATAACATTTACAGATGTACCTGTATCTGGAGATTCTATCACATTAAATGGTGTTAAATTATATTTTAGAAACTCTGCAGATCTTGGTCAAGCTAAATCGCCTAACGAAATAGAAATAGGGCAAAATTTTGTAACAACTTTAGATAATGCAACAGCTCAATATGGCTTAATACAAAGTCTAAAAGGAGGAATAGGAGGCGGTGGCACCACAGGAACATATACTGATTCAGCAATATATAGCTATCCAGAAGCTTTAAATGTTGCTGATTATTCTATTAGTTTATCTACAGGAGATGATATGATTACTGATGGTGATTTTTCTAGTTCAAGTGCTTGGTCTGTAGGAACTAATTGGACGATTGGAAGTGGGGTTGCTACGCATGCTTCTGGAACTTCTGGCTATTTACGACAAGATGGTTTAACATTTGTAGAGGGAAAGACGTATTCAATCACATTTGATATTTCATCTTGGACTGGAGGGGATTTATTGCTAGGAAATCATTTACCTGACACCACTGGTGGTAATGATGATAATTTAACATTAACAACTGGAGCTACTACTGGAGACACTATTACAAGATATTGGAAACAAGGTCCAACAAACACAAATCAATTAAGCCTATGGGGAAGTACAGCTTTTGATGGTACTATAGACAATATTGTAGTTAAAAAAGTTAATAGTGAAGATTTAACTATAACTTCAAAAGAAATAGGTAATAAAGGAAATGAATATACATTAGCTTCAGATAATGCAAACGCTAAGGTAAGTGGATTAAGTTTAACTGGAGGAAAGGATATATTTAGAAACCAACAATTAACTTTGCCTGAAAATAATGTAAAGCTATTGGGCGTTAGGGTAGGAACAGCATCTACAAAAAATCAGCACTATGAGCTAAGAAGAGGTAGCGGACCACACAGAGAAAGAATTGGTAGAGATAACAATGATACTAAACAAAGAGCTTTTAGATATTACGTAAATGGTAATAGATTAAACATACAGCATGACGAGGTAGATGAGATTACAATTTCTTATTTAGCATATCCTGTAGATTTAAGAGGTTGGCCTAAGATAAAAGAAGGTCATGAAACAGCAGTTGCTCAATACATAATGTGGCAAATGAAATTAATAGAATTTTATAATGGTAAATTACCGCAATACATAACTAAAGAATTAGAAAAAAGATGGTACTACTTATGTGGTAAAGCGAGAGGCGATGACGGAATGCCTACTTCTGATGAATTGAAACAAATAGGAAATATGTGGAATACATTACTTCCTATCAAAAGTAGTAATGGATTGATAAACATGTAGAATGGCAAAAAAACAAGAACCTAAAAATACTTCTGAAAACGCAGGATTTTCTAAACCACAAGGATTTACTCATGGAATGGTTGGTGATTTAGATCCTCACTTTCAATTAAAAGGAAGTTATGCAGATGCACAGAATATAAGATTAACTAACTCAGAAGGAGATACATTTACTGTAGAGAACATAGAGGGTAATAGTTTATTTGTAGATCTATCTACGTTTCACATAGACACTGTTGCTGATCAGTATCAACAAGCAGCTTCGTATCCAACATTTTATGATAGAGGTCCAACAAATGCTGATGTAACTCAAAATTTTGAATTATCTAATAGGTCTTCTATTGTAGGTCATGTTTCTTATGCAGACCAAATGTTATTAATAATTGTTGGTAGATTTGAGTATAATAGAGGAGGCGGAACTCCTTTTGCCGAAACAAAAGACAGAACAATATTTCTTCTGGTTGATTTTAATAAAGATTTTGAAGTTACTAAAGTAACAGATTTAAGAGTTTGCTATAGTCATGATGGTGGACAATATCCTGACTTAGGCATGAAACAAGATATTCCTGTACGTGTTGAAACAATGATAGAGAACCATTGTATCTCTAGAATATACTGGACAGATAATGTTAATTCTCTAAAGACATTAAACATAAAACAACCTAGGCTAGACCTTTTAACTATTGAGTCTCTTGATATAACACCTATCATGACTCCTTCACAACCAGTTCTAGACAGAACCCTACACGGCTCATTGCCAGTAGGAGTTTATCAATATACATTTAAATACATTTCTGAAAATGGAGGAGAAACAACATTTTCACCATTAAGTAATTTATACCATGTTTCAGATCAATCTTTTAGCAGCTCTGTAACTTACGGAGGAGGACCAAAAGGAAACTTAGGAACGCAAGGATTTGCTTTAAAGGTGTATGATTGTGATCAAGACTTTGACCAAATAGAAATGTATGCTTTATTTTATGACTCATTAAATCAAGCCCCAAGAGTTGCTTTAGTAGACAGCATTTCAATAAATGGAAGTACTGCTAGTTTTATGCATACTAATTGGAACTCAGAAATCACACAAGGATTAGAAGAAATTTTAATTGAATCAAATACATGGGATGTATGTAAAGATATAGCTATTAAAGATAATATTTTATTTGCCGCTAACTTAAAGCAAAAGAAAAATTGGATATCTGAAAAAGAATGGAATGTTAAAGTGATGAGGTGGCGTATTTTAGATGGTAGTTACAATGATGCAATGCTTACTACTAATGATACAGAAGTTAAGCATTACACAGGTACATTAGCAAGCCCTACAGAAGTATCAGATGGAGATACAGACGCTAATGGCTATACTTGCGGCCATGGAAAACTAATAGGAATAGATTATTATCCTATATCAACAAACCCTCATTTACAATATAACGGAGAATATGGCAGACCTATGTGGATTGCAAGACAATCTGTAAGGGCTTCAAGCCTTTCAGGAGTAGTAAAAAATAGACAAGAGTATAGGTATTTGTCTGATAGAATGACTTTAGGTGGTGAAAGTTTTAATTACGGTACTAGTGCTCTTGGTGGGTGTAGAGTTTCTTTTGGATTGAAAGAAAGGATTGCAGACCAAACTCAAAATACAAATACATCACCTTATATATCAGCAACTGCAGCCCAAGAAGATTTAAGAACTGATTTTCAAGATTTACCAGCAGATGGTCTTTCTGTAAGTGGTACTACACAAAAAGACACTGTATTTAAAACATCTATGTCTTTAGGAGGATCAAAAGACCCTCATGTTGCTGGTAATAAAAGAGGGTATCAAAGAGGAGAAACTTATAGATTTGGTGTGCAAGTATATGATTTAACAGGAGCTCCAGGAAATGTGTTATGGATAGGAGATATAGAAACACCTCAACAACATGATGTTTTAAGACAACTACGTGTAACTAATGGTAATTACTCTCCTTATAAATCAACAAGTCAATTGTTGACAAATGATTTGTTTTGCTCTAGCAAATATGCGCAAGATCATCGTTTATCTTATGTATATGGGCACGTTGTACCGCCTATTGATGTAGAGTGGTTTTCAGCAAGACATTCTGAATCTACTAAAAATTTACAAGCTTATGTGACTAAAACAGGAACTCAACAAGGATTACTTCCTAATGATGGTTCTAATAATGGGTTTACTCCATCACCATCTGGCGGAAATAGTCAAAACAATAATTTAAGAAAAGGAATCACAAATGCTCCTGTATGGCAAACATCATGGACTGATTATTTTGGTATGGATACACAGACTAAAGATGATAATCATTATCTTTTAGATTTGTTTGTTAATTTTGAATTTAGAATACCAAGTGAAACTTGTGCAAAAATATCTGGTTTTAGAGTCGTAAGAGCAGTAAGAACAGAAGACGACAGAGGTATAGTACAACAAGGATTATTAAATCAAACAATTCAATATGGGGATGCTACAAAAGATTTAGCAGACGGTTATGATGCAACAGAATTTTCAAATGCAGACAATAATGCTTTTGATGACGACCCTGTATTTGTAAATGCTTATAATCCACAAGACTCTTCTGTTTCTTCACCAACTGATCCAACACAAACAGAACAACCTGAATACAATACATATTTAAACGGCTATTTAGGATTAGCAGAAAACTCTTATTATGCTTATTACGGAGCAACTAGTGGTAATGGGAAAGCAACTATAGGAGGGAATACAGAAGGTAGTGTATTTTATTGGCCAGAAATGGAGACTACAAAGGATAGCTACTCAACAAGCGGCACCGGTACATGGGTATTAAAATCTTATCCAGTACCTAACCACAGAAGTGACACCAATCACTATGCAGGAGGATATAAAGCAACACACTATAGAATGAGTGCTTACTTTGGAGGGTTTGATAAACTGACTAAAAAGTCTTCTACTACAGGAGATGACTACGGTGATGGTGGGAACAAAGTTAATTACTCTAGAACTGAGGTAAGTGGAAGTATTTTCACACTTGACTCACCAGATAGTGCTTTTGGTATTAGGCCTTATAATTACAGGGATGGAGATGTCTTAAGAATAGATAGTGTTTTAAAACTAACTGATAGTAATAGATATGCTGGCGGTCTACACCCAAGTTATAATACTCAAGAGACACATGGTTCTGGTTCACATAGTAATACTTTTGGTAACACTATTACATGGCAACCAAATACATTAGACGCAACAGCTCAAGGCGGACTGCAATTTGCATCAAGAAAAGAT